AAACTATAAAAATCTTCAAACTGATTAATTTTATATTCAAAATTAGGTAATAGTCTCGCAACTGGTGATTTACCTAATATTGTCCATTTATTAAAATCAAAGTTTTTTGACCCAGGAATGTTTTCATTTGAAGAATAATATTTTCCACTATATCTTACAATGTCTGATACTTTATAATCGGTATATCTTTTCCAATCTGTTATAATTGCTTCATCAAATATAAAACCTGGACTTAGGAAATTTCCGTTCCAATTTCCTGTCTTGAACCCGGCTAATTTCATTCTTAGTTGACGATATCCTGTTTCCAAATCATAAACAACATCGCCAAAGATTGTTTTATTTGACATTACAATTACATGTTCTTTTTGAATTAATCTTAACCGAGCAAAGAAAATTCCCTCTGCTGTATTATTTGTTAAAATTGTACAGAGATTTTCCTCCCTAGTAATGTCAAAGTTTTTACTTGAAAAAGGATTTCCTGTTGCATTTAATAAACTATAATCGTAAAAACTATTAAATATATTGTCTACTACAGCATTCTTGTATTGTAACTGTAATTTTTGGCTAAATGGACTTAATGTAATAACAGAACCGTTAGCCCAATTTTGTGTAGTCCAATAAAGAAATTCCTTACCACTGAATCTCCAATCTAATATTAGATCAAGGTCTGAATTGTATTCGTTAAACAAAAATCCTTGAGACCCCAAGTAAGCACCGTAACCTACAATAAGATCGTAAACTTCTTGTATCGTTGAATACTGTGTACCATAAGGAATAACTGTAATATCCTCACTGTATTCCTTGGTTTGTAATACAGTGGCTCCGCCAATAATTGGAGTACGACCAACTTTAATATAATCAAGTAAGTTAAATGAAGTACCGCTATTAATACTTTGGGGAAGAGTATAAATTTGATTTTCATATCTTACATATTGTCCAGCTTGATAAAAAGTATTTTCTTTCCATAAAAGAATAGATACACTTTTACCACCAACTGTGACTGCAATATCGTTAGCACGATGTAAAGGAAAATTGACCATAAAAAATGGATCTTGTTTGTCGTATCCTTTAACAACAAATTTTCCATTTCTTTTTTCAATAATAATACCACTAATGGCCAAACTAGCAACAGGATTACTAACATTAAAGAATAACTCATAGTCCTCGTTAGGAAGAAGAACTCCGGGTGCTACTGTATTAGGACTGACGCTGTCAATAATAATTTCTAATTTATCTTTACTTACAAAGCCCCCAACCTTATACATTAGATTGAAGTTAATATTAGCTAAGTCATCTTTAAGATTATTAATGTAATTGGTATTTCTTTTCTTACCATTTTCTAAAACAAAAACACTATATCCGCTTGACAGTGAAATTTTCCCTAAAGAATCTAAATCACCATTAAGAAATACCTTTGAGGGATTAAGAAATATACTATTATCCCCATATCTGTATTGACCACTAGCATCTTTTTTAAGTCTATGAGGATCAAACATCTTACTGGCATAACTGGCCGGTTGACTTAGCGCAAGAACTAGTTGTAGGGCAAAAGGCCAAAGGCTGCTGCGTCTCCAAGCATTCTCTACTGGACCAATATCACCAAATTTCCATGGATCATCAACTCCGTTAATGTAACCGTTTTGTCCAAGAACTCCCCATTCTCTTACATCAATTACATTACCGCTATCGTCAACAGGAATAATTGAGTTTAAGCCTGAGCGAACATATACAGGATCAACGCCAGCACGCGGTCCTTGACGAATTAGACCCTGTTCTAAATCCTGCCATAGGTTTAAATTTCCAGAAGTATAGGGTGCTGGACCATATTCATCCTCCCACCAACTGGGTTGAACAGTGAATCCAAGCATTTCCCAAGGATGAGTATTTGGTCTATCAGTATCAAAATAATATTTGTAAATACCCCTCCAATTGCCTGGAACTATACTGTTAAATAAAGTATCCTGAGCCTGACTATAATTATAAGTTTTATGATTATTAAGATCAAAACTATCGTGTTCAGTATAATTTAAACCAAATGTTGATGCCCATTTAATAAAATCGCCTTCAATTAAATTATATATTTCATTATAGGTATAAGCATTATTTCTAAAAACACTAGGCAATAGCGTATTAATATTAATTAATTCAGGATTATAAGTTGTTTTAAGGTTATTATAAACACGCTTTTCATACTCTAACAGTGCCAAATCTCTAAAATCAAAGTTATTAACAGCGGCGTTGGCCACTGTCGTATATGCTCTTGTTAAACTTCCGTCGTGCCCTTGAATTACCCAAAGTGGATCATTGGCATAACTGTTATCTAAATACATATATGGGTTATATTTAGGATAAAGGCCTAACTTAGTTGGAGTTGGCGGAATATAGGATCCTGTAGTATCCAAATAATCAACAATAGTAAGCACATCATTCTTAGCTAACGGAGTAATAATTACAACATTAGGATCATTTGTACCAAAAACATAATCCTTTTCGTATAATAATTGAAAGTCATTCAAGTATATTAAAACTGATCTTGTAGAAAGATCAGTCATACTAAAACTTTTTGTTAAAGGATAAACAACATTTCTTGAATCAGTAACCGTATAAGTTCTAGTTAATTTATTTGTTCCATACCCAATCATATCGGTAATTGCATATGGAAAACTACTGTTCTTATTGGCACTGATGTTAATCATGGCTTGATCAAGAATCTGAGATGGGCTATTGCCCCCATCTGATTCAGCAATAAACTTTAAGAGATTTAATTTAAACTGATAATAATCATTGGCAACGCTTCTAATAGAATTAACTAAGTTATGCTCAATATTAGTAATAAACATTTGTGAAAAACTAATTGGATTTTGTAATGCTACTAGTCTGGTTCCGTACTTTGTAATATTTGGAAGACTATCTAAATTACCAACTCCAGGAAAGACACCAACAAAATTAGGATCTCGTTCAATCATTGTTTGAACGTGGTCACTTAATTCACTCAAGGTAAATTGTGCAATTGGATCATTAAGGGGATTATTAGTTAAATTTAACGGTAATTCATAAATTCCTGTAGCATTAGGAGATTGCGAACTATAACAATTAATCAATACATTGGTATTAGAACTAAATTCTTTTGTAAATTCCACATAGAGATCAGTTTTGTCCACTGTTAAATTATAATCTGTAATTTCTTTTAATTTTTTATTACCAATAAAAACTGTGATAACTAAATCACTGATAGTTGCTGATTTATCATATACAGTAATTTTTATCTTAGTTTGATACTGTCCAACTACCTGAAACTGTTGAACTGCTAATTGATAAGGAACTCCAGGTGTCCAAACATTCTCTAAATACGAACCAGATGTAGCATTTATTTTAAGATAGGTTTTGCTAGTAGAAATTTCAGTAACTGTATTTGGACCAAGAATAGAAAGTGTGTCTGTATTAAAATAATTCTGAAATAAGTAACTTCCTTCAACTCCAACATTTTTATATGCCAGAGGAAATCCTAAAACTGGATCGTTTGGCCCTGATCCAATTGCATACCCAAACAACTTATTACCAAAAAATATACTATCATAAACAGTTTTGTCGCTGTAACTGCGACTCAATTCATCAAACAAATCAAACAATGGTGCTTGATTTAAACTTGTTCTTTTTTGTGCTGTTGTCCATGTTTCCCCATTATAAAACCATTCAGTTCCTTTATTTTTATTACCGTCAAGAACTACTACGCTATTTCCAAATACAGGACTAATAATTTCAGCAAGGTTAATTTGTTGTACCCCTAAAACGTTGCTGAGACTGACTTCAAACACTTTACCCCTAACCATAGGATCGCTGTCAGCATTAAAGATAACTAACATACCAGGTTGCAAGCTAACTCCGTCAACAATGGCACTGGTAGCAGATTCTATAGTACTAAATACATCTGTTATTTCATTGTCAACCAAGTTTACATTGGTAATATAATTATTTCCAAAATTATAAAGCTGCAAATCTGGTTCAAACTCAATAATAGGACGACTTGCTCTACTATTAAGAGGATAAACAGGAACTATTCCGTTTGCGGTCGCGGACAATTCTATAACATTTTGGTGGAACCATCTATTATATCTTGACCAACTGTTGCCATCTATACTACTACGATTGATGGTAATATAGTCTGGAGTAATGGGCAATGTTTCAAAACCATCAAATGGAAACTCGTCAAACGGTTCTACATCAAAATCATCGTCATATTGTGTTGCAAAAGTTTCTGGAGTTTTTAAGTTGTTATAGTCTACCAATCTAATAGCGTTTCCAACACCCTCAACAATAAATTCTTTGTTTTTATAATAGGCCGGAGTAACTTCTCCAGCAAATGTTATTTTTAATCCATTGATAAGTGTTAACCCATTTGGAAAACCCTGTTGTGGAGCAGTAGTATAAGTTGCCTTACCTACTATTTCATCGTCAACATTGATACTGCTATTTTCCACGATGTTTCTAATTAGTATAGTTCCAATAACAGCACCAGGCTCATCACTACAATAATATAATATTCCAGGTAAAGTTTCGCCAACACTGAAAATAATTTGACCATTACTGGCACCATTGTTTGCAATACCGTTTGCTGAGCCCAGTGCATCTATAACTCCAGGATTGTTAGTTGTTTTAATAAAGAATTTTCTATCACTGTTAATATTAAAAATATAAGTTACATCTTTGTACAGCGTTAATAACGGATTTTGTGTAAACCCATCTGGAGTAAAAATAAAATAATCTTTATCTTCGCTATCAGTTACGGTATAAGTGCTTGTGGTATCTTTTTGTAGTCCAGTTACTGTAATCGTTTCAGGACCTGTAGTAAGCCAATAATATTGACGAAAATTTACAAATTTATCCCAATCAATATGAGGATTATAACTGCTAACTTCTGGTACAAATAAATTGTTTAAGTTATCTGTATATGCCCCGTGATAGGATAATTGATTAACAAGATCGTCAAACTCAAATGCTTTTTTATAGTTGCCAATTGGGTCTTTAATTGTCAACGCCGGAGTAAATTCATATTTTTCTCGTAAGGTAGTCTTGCCTGTGTCCGCGTCAGACAGATAAACGTCTTTTGAACTATTGTAAGTAGGGGTAAGTTTGCTTCCTACAAACCCGTTTATGCGATCAAGCTCAGGAACCTTATAAAGTTGATCTAAGGTGCTTGACAAAAATCTCTTGTTCTTCTCTGTTTGAAAATACGTTGGGAGAAGAGCAGTTGAATTTCTAATATTCTTAGAAAGAGAATTTGACATTATTATACCTTTTATACGCTAGTGATTAAATTTGTTGTGTTTAGTTCAGATGAAGTCAAACTACTAAGAATTTGAATTTCGTTAACTGTGGCACCATTAACAAATATTTCGTTACCTTGACACGAAACTTGAAATAAACTACCAAAACTGTTGTTGGCATTTTTAGGAACAATTACAAAGTTTACTATGTCCGGCGTCATAATATTCATAACATAAGCAGACAGTTCACCAAAATTAAATGTTTGGCCAAAATCCCAATTGTCTATGCTAAAGAAATCGTTAATTGCTGTTAAAATTCTTGTTTGTAAACTTGTGATACTTTCTACGCTACTTGCACTCTGCACTGCTTTGAAAACTGCTTGTAAATTGACACTGGCCTGACTTCCAAACAAAACTTTATATTTGGCAGGATGATAAACCAATTCATCACTTATTGCCTTTATAGGTTCTAGCACAGATGAGTAGTTTGATTCTAAACTTTCTGTTGTAGGAGGTAATGGCTCACTTCCTGCTCCTGTAGTTAACCATGTTCTGTATTCAACATCATAATTTCTTCCAAGTATGAAAATATCAATAATATTCATTTTACTTGGGTCTAACCTTCTTTCGCGCCCTGAGTTGTGAAGATATTGAAACTTAAGATTACTTCTACCAATACGAGCAATATAGTCAGCATCAACGGTAAATTGATTTATAGTTTTATTATAACTTTTAATAACGTCGTCTGTTACAAAATAATAAAGACCACCGTCAACTAAACTTACACCACCATCGTAAACTTCAATATCGCCATCATACAAGTTATAGGTATCCATTTTGGAATCATATTTAAAATATATATAACTGTTTGCAGCTACTATTTCCGTAAACATGTCAGGATCGTCAATTTGTCCGTCTCCGCTAAAATCATAAAAACTAACTAAAACTTTTTTAGGTTCTATAAAGCCGTCAGATTGTTCTATAGCACTATCAATTTGCCAAACATAATCAACACCTAACGCGTCATTACTATTAGGAGCTTTGTTAATTGATAAAATATCAATTTTATCTTTAACAACTGTTCCAGTTACATAGTCATAATTTTTACTGGTGTTGTCAACAAAAAACGCAGTTTTTTCCTGACTTTCAAAGATGTATTCAGTTTGACGATATTTAACAGTATACTCTTTGCCTGTCCACTCAAATGCTACTAACCAGCTGCTGTCAAGATTGGTATTAGTGACACTGCCTTGATGTACAAGGCTAAACGAATCAACTAAATTTATATTTGTGTCTAAAACTATTTGCCAAGGATTGCTTGGGTAATTAAGATTGTATGTCAATCCAAAATTTCTCTTGGTCTGGCATAAATTAACAATCTCAGTTTCAACACTAAAAGGTAAAATATTTTCAAATACTGGAATAACTTCCGTGGCAATTGCACCCGTGGGTACCGTTCTAGTCAATATAACAGGACCAGTGCCGTTAGACAAGTTTCCATTTCCATTGGCATATCCGTCACCTGCTACATTCGCAACACTGGACCAAAAATACGAAATTGTTGTATCACTAGCTGTTGTAGTCAGTTTTCCTTTTGAGGTAAAATAAAATCCTGATGGTGCTTCAAATTTAATTAACGCGCCTGGTTTAATATATACATTATTACCGCTGCCAAATGTGCCTACTGGAATAGGAATATTACCTGTATTTGAAACAACATAAAAATAACCGCGAGTTTCGTTGGTAGAAACATTGCTTTGGTTCCAAACTAAAGTATTTGTTGTTAATTGTTTTCTAGGAAAGTTGTCAGCATCAAAATAAAAAGATTTTAACTCTGAACTGTTAATAATAGGAGCAAGTTTAAGTTTTACAACACTAAAAATTTCATTTCTTGTAACAAATGAAAAGTTAAATGTTGTATTTTCACTTATGTGTTTATATAAAATACCGTCGTCAGCAAATATATTTGTTGAACTGTAAGCTCCACTTACGTCACTTAACTCGTAATATTTGCTAATTCCACTACTTATACGGTTTATACTTTTAACTTTAATTATATCAGGGCTTACATTGAGAGGAGCAATGTTGTAGTCCTCTCCAGTAATCATTCTATTTTGTGTATAGTAGGTTTGTGGAGCTTTTAATTTGATATCTGCATCAGTTTCTGCGGCGGCACTGTTATTAACTGTATATTGTAAACTTAAAACAATGTTTAAAGTGTTTGATTGTCCTGATTTACTGTTATATGGAATGCGAACAATGATATTACTCATTTGTTCTGGTTTTATTGAATAAACCAAACCATTGCTTTGTCTATAATAAACTGTAAATCCACCTTTTGGAAGATTTCCAAAACTGCCATCTGCAAAACTTAAATCAACTTGATCATTCAGCTTTGATAACACTGTATAAATGTTTCTTTCACTTTGTTGAACACTGTTGTATATAACGTTGTTACCTGTAGTTGCAGATACCTTTGTCCAAAGCGTAACAGGTTGGGTCCCATTTTCATTAAGTTGCCATAACCAAACATCTGTATCATTAACACCTCTAACATTTAAACCAACAATTTCGTTTGGCACAGGTGCTGAGACGTTAAAATTAGCACTGTTTAAGGCTCCTTGTCTAAAATGTATAAAGAATCCAGTGTTTTTACTTCCACTGCCTTGATTGTCATTTTGATAAATGATACCAAATTGATTTCCTGGTTGCGGAGGTTCTTCATAAATGTAAGTTTTTCCGCTAAATGTTGAACTTACTAATTCAAAATTAATTGATGTCCCGGCCACGTTTTTAGAAAAGCCGTAAACAGGTACACCCGTATTATTGCTATTAATACGATACTGTTCAGTGTTGATACCGTTAATCAAAGAACTTGCTACTGGTTTACCAAACTGTGACGGTGACGACAATGCAGCATTCATAATAGTTATAAATTGTTGATACCAATTAGAATTAGTAGGATCATTCCACCCTATTATATTATTGGCTAAATTTGTTCCATTACTGTCAAATACACTTTCAGTAGTTGATATGCTGGTAATTTTTAAAAAACCGTTAGCAGGGACATTTCTTTTTGGATTGTAACTGATTAACTGTGCCAAACGTAATATACTGTCCCTGCGTTCAGCAGTTTCAAGAAAGTTATCTCGAGCATTTAAGTCAACTCGAAAACTTAAATTTTGACCTAAAAATGCAATAAGATCAATTAAAGCAATATATTCACTGCTATTAATATAATCATTGAATTCTTCAGGATAATTTTCACGAAGATATGTTATCATTGTCCTGCGAAGAGTATCAAAGTCGTAACTTGTGAAATCAGCGTTTCTAAAACTCTGATAAATTTTCTTCCAGTCCTCGGCGACTAATAATTGATTATTTGTTGATGGTATCATGCCAACTCGCAGTCTTTAATATTGTTATTTATTTGCGAAATAATCTAGGTATTTTATTGAGTAATATACCCAATATCTCTATCAAAATTTAAAGACATTGTTAATGTCTGATCAGAATTAACTAACTGTAAAGTTACTTCTAATAATATTCCATATTCCTGTTCATCAAGATCTATTTGTATAGGTATTACTCTGGGATCGCTATTACATATACGAGTAATGTCATCTGCTATTGCCTGTTTGATAGATTCAGTAAACGGTTCAAATATCAATGACCAAATAATAGTTCCAAAGTTTGGCTGCATAACTCTTTCGCCTTGTTTGGTATTAAATGTATTTAAAATATCTTGTTTAATTAATTCTAAATCATACAACTCTGTTGTTCTATTTTTAGACAATGTTACTGTACTATATCCCTTATAGAAATGGCTTTCCTGATTTGTAAACGCAGGACTAAATTGAACAGGACTAATTTCAATATTTTTATATGGCATAATATTATTTATAGATTAATTCCAGCCTTGGCTAGCTGCTTGATAACATAGGGAATTTGTTCTCTAACTTTGGTAGCTGCATCCTGTTTGGTAATGTAACCTTTATTATCAATATCCAATCCGTTGTTTTGAGAATATGCTTTTGTGCCTGCCGTAAAAATTACATAATCGTTAGATTTACCAACAGCAGCTGGCCAGAGTATGGCCATGTACAGATCTTCTAAACTAGGGTTTGAAACATTCCTTAAAGGTCCTTTTTTAAAATATTTTTCAACCCAATCACATTGTTGGGCCCTAGTTAATGCTGCTAGTTCGTTAGTAGTTGTACCTAGATCCGTAGCGGTTTTAGATAAGAACTGAATTAAACCTGTAGCTCCAATGGAATTTCTCTGGTCTGGTTTAAAAGTTCTTCCAGTTTCAAATGCCATACATGCTAACATATCAACAGGATCACAACCAATTGATTTACTTAGTTTTCCAATTCTTTCAATAAACGCATCATCCTGTGTCCAGTCCTCCGGAACTTCGCTAGCAGGTGCTGATTTTACAGGTGTATTTGCCACGAGTATTTCTCCAGATTTTGCCATTGCCGTTTGAACAACTTCAATATCAGTAGCTTCTGCACTGTATTTAGCTGAAT